AGGGCGCGTCCTAGGCTTCATGGATAGCCCCATGGAATGCCCAGACTGCCACGGCGACGGCATCCAACAATGAGCACCCCGAGACGTAAAGACCTAGATAGCGCGTCATACAGAAAGAACCGAGAGACCTTCCTTAACGAATGGGACGGCGCGTGCCATTGGTGCAAGCGCGCTCGAGCAACAACCATCGACCACGTCATAGAGCAAGACAGAGGAGCAGACCCCACAGATCAAAGCAACTGGGTAGGCGCGTGCCACAAATGCAACAGCCGACGCGGAGCCGAGTACCTAGCAAAGAAACGAGGCGCAATAGTACAAGCAAGAACAAAAGCACAAAATCAAACGCAAAAATCAAAAAATAATAATAATTTTTTTGAAATTGAAAAATTATTCACCCCGACCCCTTCCATCCATCTATCCCAGAAGACAGAGAAGGCTCCTGATGTGGCTGGATCTCGGCGGATGGTGTCCGATGGCCCTGGGCCTGGGCTTATTGCTCCTCGCCTGATGTCTGGGTTGTTGGGATGTGGCAGTTACGGCGATGAGGTTGCAGCTCTCGCGCATGACGTGATGAACATTGATCTCATGCCGTGGCAGTTGTTAGCGCTTCGAGGGCAACTTGAGCATGATGAGAACGGGGATCTAGTCCGTCGGCGTTCTCTGGTTTCGGTCGCTCGGCAGAATGGCAAGACCGTCGCGCTAAAGGCTTTCATCTTGTGGGCCTTGGTAAAAGAACCGATCCGACGTGGCAAGCCAGTCCTCGTGATCTCTACCGCTCACCAGTTGGATCTTGCCGTGGAGATCTTTGAGCAGTTGGCTCCGCTACTCGAGGCGAAGTTCGGCGCGAAGGCTTACTGGTCATACGGTCGTAACGAGGTTGTCATGCCGGACGAGTCGCGCTGGCTAGTCCAGGCTGCAACACCAAAAGCGTTCCACGGTTTTTCTCCGACGTATATCGTGGCCGACGAAGTGTGGAACATCTCCGCCGACGTTCTTTTTAATGGCGCTCTCCCATCTCAGCGCGCAATGCAGTCTCCGTTGTTGTCGTGCTGGAGCACGGCTGGCACAGAGGACTCTCATGCAATGCTCAAGATGAGAGAAGAGGGTCTTCGCGCTATTGACGAAAAGAAGTTCTCTAAGTTGTTCTTTGCCGAGTGGAGCGTTCCGCCAGGAGTGGATCCGCTTGAGGAAAAAGGATATTGGGCGCTGGCGAACCCAGCGATCGGTTATACATTGGATCCCGAGATCTTGGTTGATGAGTCCGAGCAGGTGGACAAAGCAGCGTTTATGCGCGCCTCGTTGAACTTGTGGATCTCGAGCGCTAACTCGTGGTTGAACCCTGGGGTCTTTGACAAGTTGACGACTTCTGTGATGCCAGATGGCGGAGTGTTGGCGGTGGACTCCAGCATTGACGAAAGTCTCTACTGTGGAATACGCGCACAGCTCAACGATGAGGGACAGATCGCGGTGACTGTCGAGTTTGTGACAGACACTCTCGGCGCTTGCTGGGAAAAGGTGCATGAGTCCGCTAAGACTTGCCGACAGATCGCGCTCACGCCTTCGCTATTCCAGATGGCCCCAATGGATCTAGACAAGAAAAAAATAGACGTCGGCTACGGAGAGCTAGTCACCCATACGAGCACGATCCGTCAACTCATCAACGAAGGACGCCTTGTGCATACCGGCGAGCAAATGCTCCTCGAGCACGTCAACCGCGCCGTCGGAGTCAAGACCCAGTCTGGCTACACGATCAGCAGCCAGAAAAGCAGCGGCCCGATCACAATGGCAAGGTGCATGATCTTCGCAGCTGCACTCGTAGCGAAGCCGACTCAAAAGGCAAGAGCAGCCATCGCCTTCGGTAGGTGATCACTTTCTATCTTTTGCCGTGGTGCTTGCTTTTGTAACACGCTAGGTAGAGACTCCAGGTGATGCCTCTCTTCGGTAAAAAGATCACCGCGCCAGCGTATAACTCCGCCCCACTAGGAGCGGCTTCTGGCGCGTCGCAGATAGGCCAGTTTTACTCGTACACCGTAGGGGCGTTCGAAGAAGCTGCACTATCTGTACCCACCATCACTCGCGCGGTTTCACTGCTGTCGACGGTGGTGGGAACCCTCGACATGAAATCCTACGTCCTCCAATGGAACGGCGAAGAGTACGAAAAGATCTACGTGGAGGGCGAGTCATGGATGACACGGCCCGACCCTAAGGTCACTCGCAACTTCATCATGGCAAAAACCGCCAAGGATCTCATCCTCTACGGTCGCGCTTTCTGGGCGGTGACTTCGCGCTACAGCACAGGCTTTCCTGCTACTTTCCAATGGCTTCCAGCGAACCTCGTTCAAAGTCCGAACAATGCTCCGCCAGAGTGGTTCGGCCCAGCAGACGAACTTGAGTTCAACGGGATGCCACTTGACACAAGCAACGTGATCCAGTTTCTCAACGGCAACCTCGGCGTCGTTTACTCGGGCCGTCGCGCTATACAGATCTCGCTCAAACTGGATCAGTCAGCAGAGCGCTTCGCCTCAAATGAAATCGCGGCAGGTTATCTTCAGCAAAAAGGCGGAGAGCCTATGTCAGGCGAAGAGCTCGGAGAGATGGCTGCAGCCTGGGCTGCTAATCGTCGCTCCAATGCGATCGGCGCTCTCAATGAGTTTGTGACTTTCCAATCCTTCGACCAAGACCCGAGCAAACTACAGCTCGTAGAGGGACGCGAGTATCAGACAAAAGAACTGTCTCGCCTTATGGACATTCCTGCCTACCTGCTCGCCATTGACCAGAGCGGAATGACTTACTCGAACGCACAGCAGGCTCGACAAGACTTGATCCTTTTCGGGGCGCGCCCATTGCTTCACGCCATAGAGGAACGGTTGTCTATGGACGACGTACTTCCTCGAGGACGCCACTGCCAATTCGATCTTGAGGAATACATCGGTCTCTACGCGCCAGACATGGCAGAGCCAGTTATGCAAGAGCCAGAAGTTAACCCACTATCAGACACAAACAATCTGGAGTAATCATGATCCATTTTCACGCAGACATAGATCTTATTATCGCCGAAGCAGGCGACGAGAACCGCCCAGCGCGTATCGCCGGTATTGCCGTCCCCTGGGATGTTGTTGCCACTGTTTCAGGAGGTCAGCGCGTCAAGTTTCTACGTGGCGCGTTTGACCTAAATCAGAAAGCAGCAAAACTGCTGGAGAACCACGACATGAGTCAACTTCGCGGAGTCGTTAACGCTCTCGCCGATAGCGACGCTGGCCTCGAGTTTGAAGCAACGCTGGCGGACACTCGTGCATCAAAGGACGCGGTCGCCTTGCTTAAGGCTGGCGCGTATGACTCGGTAAGCGTCGGCGCGAACCCCGTCTCATTTAAGTTCGATAAATCGGGCGTGATGGTTGTGTCTAAGGCGCAGCTAATCGAGCTCAGTTTGGTCGCCGTCCCCGCTTATGCGGAGGCGTTGATCACCGAAATCGCAGCCTCGGCCGATCCTGAGGAAAGCGAAATAGAAGAAGAAACCCTAGACACCCCTGAGGAGGAAACAGTGTCAGAAGCAATCAAGGCCGAGTCAGCAGAGTCGGCGACAATCCCCACAAGCCCAATCGTTTACGCAACAGCGCGACAGAACTTTTCGTTGCCATCGGCAGCCGAATACATGGTCAAGTTTGTCGCTGGCGGTAGCGAGTTCGCAGAGTTCAACTCTCGCATCCATGCAGCCGCGCCAAACGTGGTAACGAACGACCTGCCAGGCATCCTGCCAGTTCCCATCGTCCAGCCCATCTACAATAATTTTGTGGCGAACTACAGGCCCCTCATTACAGCGATGGGCGTTCGCCAGATGCCACAAAGCGGAAAAGTTTTTATCCGTCCAAAAGTCACTACGAACACAACTATCGGTGCAAGCAACGGAGAACTCGTAGCACTCGATCAGGGAACTTTCGTAGTTGATGACATCCAAATTACAAAGGCCCTTTATGGCGGTTTTGTAAAACTGTCAGAAGAAAGCCTCGACATGACCTCACCTGAAGTACTTGGAGCGTTGCTCGATGACATGGCACGCGTTTACGCAAACGCCACCGACATCGCAGCCTGCACAACCTTCGAGGCTGGAGTTACCCAGACCGAAGCTTTTGCAAACGCATCAGACCCAGCCGACTGGGTCTCATTCATTTACAACTCAGCAGAACAGATCTTGACAAACAGCAACGGCAACCTGCCTAACGTGCTTGTAATGTCTCCATCGTTCTACGCGTTGCTTGGCGCATTAACGGACGGATCAAACCGTCCACTCTTCCCAAACATCGGGCCACAGAACGCGTTCGGCACAACTGCAGCAAGCAACTTCAACGGCAACGCCTTCGGCCTGAACCTTGTGGTAGATCGCAACATCAATAACCAGGTCTATGTCGGCGACTCCACTGGCTTTGAGTGCTGGGAACAGCAACGCGGAGCAGTATCGGTTGACCTCGCAGACGGCGCTCTCGGTCGTGTCATCAAGTTCCGCGGCTACTTCAGCGCGGTGATGATGGACGCCACCAAGTTCGTCAAGCGCGTTCCCTGATCCTTAGCCCCACTCGAGAAAGTTTGCACCATGGCAGTATTCGCAGTCACTCACCACCAGCGACTAAACGACTACGCCGTGGTGCAGACCCTCGAGGACACAGACATCGGCATCGGTCAAAGCATCACGCTCGCAGGCTTAGGCCACGGATTAAACGGCCCACATACTGTCTATGCAGTCAACCCTTATTATTTTGAAGGCGTTGATGACGAAGGCGACCTGCTATTCGATTACGACGTTTACATCGGTAATCAGATTATTTTCTACGATGCCGGAACAGATCTGGAACGTAGTGCAGCGATCCCGACTGGGACGCTTACTTGGACTCAGACTTGTACGTGGATCGTTGCGAACGACGTTCTCGCCTGGCTCGGAATTAGTGTCGCTACCGCAAACGACACAGCCTTCGTTGGCTCATGCACGGATGCAGCTAACGCGTTCGCGTTTCGGCGACGTAAGGAAGCAGGTTATTTTG